CCTGTAGTATATGTCGATCCCTTAGCTGATGATCGTACTGGTTGTTTAGATACCATTGATGGACCTGCAGTATTTTTATGGGCACACAATCGCAAGATCACTTACGAATATACCGGTAACACGCCCGATACACAACCATATTGTGAAATTCAACCGGGTAGTGTCATCGTTGATCCATGGCGTAAATTGCCATTTGACATGCCGGGCATTGCTGTGCTACACTACGGTAATACAAGAACCTAAAGGATAGTATGGGATTATTTGATCGCTTTAAAAAGAAAAAGCCAGCAGAAGTCAAGGCAGAGCCTAAACCCAAGAAGGCAGAAAAAACTGCCAAAGAATTGGCTACAGAAAAGGGCGAGCCCTATGTGACTATTCTCAGCATGGAGGTTGATCCTGCTAATATGCAGAACGGCGCTTTTGAATTAGATTGGAACGATAAATTTGTGGCCAATCTTGTTCGTGCCGGCTATCAAATGAGTCCCAAAGATACCGACAGCGACATTGTTGATCGTTGGTTTACCGCGGTATGTCGCAATATTGTGTTAGAAACCTACGAGCAATACCAAGCCATGGATCCCGAACGTGATCGTGTAGTTAAAACACGCAACATCGGCGAAGGTAGATCGGAAGTGTCATGATTCTAGCCATTGGTGATAGTAATCTATATCCTGCCTGCACTGAGTCAGAGCAACCCGTAGACACCGATAACATGATCGTAGTCTTCAGTCGGCAGTTTGCTGAATCATTTAGTTGTTGGGCCAAAAACGGTGCTAGTAACTACTGGATTGAAAATCACATAGACTATTTCTTAGCCGATGCACGATGGGAACCTGATACAATGCTATTCATTGGGTGGACCAGTTTTGAACGAGAAGAATGGCCATGGCTGTATAACAATATATCTGTGTGTGGCGGACCAGACTTTGGTATGCCTGAACCAATGAAGGCCAGATTCAATCAATGGAAGACCACATTAACTGGCGAATACTATCGCAAGATGACACAGTTCTGGCACGACAGAATCTATGCCGTGCATTTACGATTGCGTGAGCGCGGTATTCCACATTTGTTTTGGACCACCTACAATAATTTTCATACCATTACTGACCACCAAGACTGGCATGGAAACTTTTACAAGCCTTACGATGCCAACGGATGCATGGCCAAATATTTTGAGTCAAACAACATACTGGCCAACGACGGGGATCCATTCCATTATGGTGCGGATGCTCAAGCAGCTTGGGGCACCGAACTTGGTCTTTATGCCAAAGAATTCGTTCTATGATTTTGTATGTTAATGGTGACAGCCATACTGCTGGCGCCGAAGCAGTAAACTCTCATGCATTTGCCGAAGATGATCCTGCGCTGTATTACCTAGGACGTTTACCACATCCAGAAAATCTTCAAGTCACTTGGGGTAAACTGTTAAGTCTTGCGCTTAATGCTGGATTTCAATGCGAAGCTGAAAGTGCCAGTTCCAACTCCCGAATACTTAGAACCACCCGTGCTTGGCTTGCAGAACAAAAAAATAATCTACAAGACATTTTGGTTGTTATCCAATGGTCAACTTGGGAACGAGAAGAATGGCTATACAACGGTGTTACATATCAAGTCAACGGTTCGGGCATCGATCATGTGCCGCAAGAAGCACAAGAGCGATATCGTAACTATGTAATCGGACTGGACTGGCGACAAAAAACACAAGAAGCACATGACCTTATTTGGACATTCCATCAAGAGCTTGTGGCTCAAAATATTCCACATATATTCTTTAACGGCAACAATGATTTCAGTTCCGTTACGGATCAAAAAGATTGGGGGCTCAATTATATTGGACCGTATGATCCAGCCGGTACTTACCATGCTCAACTACAAGCCGCAGGAATCGAAACAGTCATGCCCGATTCATACCATTATGGACGAGACGGGCATAGTTGGTGGTTTAAATACCTGCTCAATTACTTAATGAGCAACAAATTCGTTTGACAAAATAGACTACATCTGTTATACTAGCAGTATGAAATATGTTCTTATTGATACGGCTAATATGTTCTTTCGTGCTAGACACGGTGCGTTTCGTGCTGCTGACACGTGGGAGAAAATTGGATTTGCCCTCCATGTAACCTTAATGAGCGCCAACAAAGTGGCTCGACGCTTTGAGGCAGATCATGTGGTTTTTGCCTTAGAAGGACGCAGCTGGCGCAAGGACTATTACAAACCCTACAAAAACAACCGTGCCGTAGCCCGTGCAGCCTTGACCGAAGCCGAAGCCGACGAAGACAAAATGTTTTGGGAAACTTATGATAATTTGACTAAATACTTGTCTGAAAGGACCAATTGCTCAGTTGTAAGATGTCCTACAGCAGAAGGCGACGATATCATTGCTCGCTGGATTGCACTACACCCCCAAGACGAACATATTGTTATCAGCAGTGATACAGACTTTGTTCAATTAGTAGCACCCAACGTCAAACAATACAACGGTATCACAGACGAACTCATCACTATAGAAGGAATTTTCGATGCTAAAGGTAAAGCGGTCATCGATAAAAAAACTAAAGAAGCTAAAACAATTCCCAATCCGGAGTGGTTACTGTTTGAAAAGTGTATGCGAGGAGACGCATCAGACAATGTGTTTTCGGCTTATCCGGGTGTTCGAACTAAAGGAACAAAAAATAAAGTTGGTCTCTTGGAAGCGTTCGAAGATCGTAAGACTCGCGGATATAATTGGAACAACATGATGTTGCAACGCTGGTCGGATCCAGATGGTGTAGAGCATCGTGTGTTAGATGACTATGAACGCAACAGAGAATTAATTGATTTAACAGCACAACCTGAAGCAATCAAAGCCACAGTAGACACAGCCATACGTGAACAGATCAGTCACAAGGACATTGGACAGGTTGGTGTGCGTTTCATGCAGTTTTGCGGCAAGTATGAATTGAACAAGTGCAGTGAAAGTGCTGACAGTTTTGGTCGTTGGATGAACGAAACATACAAAGGTGTATTAAGTGAAGAAAGTATCAAGCAGTCCTGAACGACATACCTTCCAGCTTGAGGCTGCTAAGGAACGTGCCGCCGAAGATGGCCAGGAAGTTCCAGAGTTTTATGAAAACTTTTGGAAAACAGCTAAGGAGCAAGATGAGGCAAATCTTGTGGACCCGAAGTGGCAACAAGACAACTTGGAGTATGATCTGCGTAGCACCAAATGGATTTGCGACAAGGTAAAGGCCAGCGATGCTTATGCACAGAATCTCTACGCAGCCATGTGCAACATGGAGTTTCAAAGAATAGCGGTCATGCCTATTCTCCGAGACCAACGTTGGTCATGTTCGTGGCGACACGCTGGTGGCATTATAGCAGACATGATAGAAAAGGGCGACTACATAGATTGGTATTGTTCAGGGATGGGCGGACTAGACGGTGACTATGATCCAACTGGTGGTGAGAGTTTTGAAGAATGGCAAACCAGAACCAAGTATGTGCCAGAAGGTACTGTGACAGAAGAAATTGAACAAGATTTAAACAGCCTAGGATGGAAGTCAATGGAATACGAAGATGACAACTCTTAAAGAACATTTAATCATGTGGCCTGTGATTATTGTATTAGGTATTGCGTTATTTTTGTTGTTGTATGGCATTCATTCTGTATTACCCCAAGAAGCCGTTTACGATTGTCGCATTGCAGAAATATCGCCGGACTACACACCGGCCATGCGAGAAGAGTGTAGAAAAAAATTAAAGGAGTCACTAAAATGACATTGATAGCAAAACCCGTAGTAGACAAGCAGTTTTGGATCCTACAAGAAAACAACCAAAAGGTCGGCAACATTGAAGCCTGTGATGGTGGTTACCAAGTAAAGATCAACAATCAAATTGCACAATACAAGACTATAAAAATTGCGGCCCGAACTGCCAATATAGAATTTGAACCGGCAGTGAAAATTTCTCGACCCAAGACAACCGTGGACCATGTTCATGGCTACCCAGTTGCAGGTCGAGTATATAATCCCATGTGGGACGTTAGTCAACAACTACCGGTCTATACCAAGACCAACAAAAGTAAAAGTTGGTTTTCGGCCGGATGGTACAATGTTCGCAAAGGTCGTCATTGGCGCACAGTGTTGGCGCCAAAGTTAATTGTGTTACAACGCTATCCGTATCAAGGTCCATACTATTCAGAATCTGAAGCCCATGACAATTCATCTAAATAAATTCGTTGAACGAGTTCAAGGTCAGCAGGCCCGAGGTGCTCGAGATTTCATAATGAGCATTAAAGATGCTCAGGACTTACACGCTGACATTACTAGACTTTTATTAGAACTTCAGGCTTTACGTGAACAAACAGTGCAAAC